AAAATAGGATTCCAATTTTGTATAGATGAACCAGTTGCGTTAGTAGGTGCAGCTTCTGATAAGAAAGCAGCGTCTTCTTTTAACGCTTTCTCTTGGTTCTCTAATACCATTGAAGTAACGGCTCTTTTGTAACTTTCCTTAATCTCTGGAAGATCAGGATGATCCAAAACGGGCTGCCACTTTGATTGTATTGATTCAGATAAAAACATTTTCTATCTCTCCTTCTTTTAGTTTAAACTAAAACCCTTACTTTATGTAAGGATTCTTTTTTGATTTACTAATTGCAGCAGTGTATGCAGCCATTGATTCAGACAAGTTTACACTTGGTGAACCAGCATTTTGTTCTGCTACTTCATTAGATTCAGTATCACTCGCTTTTGCTTTAGGGTAGTAAGAATTTTTTAATGTTTCTACACTTTTTCTAAAACTGTCAGCGTCTTTATATTCAATTCCTTCTGCTAAACCTTTAAGTTTATCTACTTCAGTAGCAGCCAAGTCAGATGAAACATCTTTGATAATTTCTTCTCTTGTTGATTCTGCAACTTTCTGATTTAACTCAATGTTTTTTTCCATAGATTTGTTATAGTCTTCTTTTAACTTCTCTATTTCAGCAGCTTGAGATTCAATTACATCATACTTCTCTTGTGGAACATTGATGTAATGTGACTCAAATAAAGATTTAAGACCACCGATAAAATCTTCAGTAATCTCATTTCTTAAGCCTTTTTCTATTGCCAATTCGTTTTCTTTCATCCACTCCTCGACAACATAGTTTAGATAAGCATCCACTTTATCAACGATTTCTTCTTTAACTTCAGAAACTTTTTCATTGACTTTAGTTTCATACTCGCCTTCTAAATTTTCAATTTCTTCAACGAGTTTTGCTTTGACAGCAGCTTCAAATACAGTCGCAGCTTTTTGTTTAAACTCCGATGTTAATTCTTCGCCTTCAGTTAAAGCAGCAACATCTTCTTTCATGTCCATGTTTTTAACTTTGTCTTTAGCAGTCATCATTTCTTTTTTAGCTTCTTTTTCTTTATCAGCTACTTCAGAAACTTCTTTTTTCTTCTCGTCTTCTTTATCAGCCACTTCTTTCATATCTTCTTTATCTTTAGAAGCTTTCATCATCTCGTCTTTCTTCATTTCTTTTTCTTTATCAGCGACTTCTTTTTTCATTTCTTTTTCTTTGTCAGCGACTTCCTTAACATCTTTCTTCTCGTCTTCTTTTTCTTCAGACTTGTCATTTTTCTTGTCAAGGTATTTTTTAAGACCTGCAGGTAACTCACCTTCTTTCATATCTTCTTTATCTTTAGAAGCTTTCATCATTTCTTTTTTCTCATCATCTTTATGAGCTGCTTCTTTTTTCTCATCATCTTTATGAGCTACTTCTTTCATGTCTTCTTTTTCTTTTTCGTCTTTCTTCTCGTCAGCTTCGTAAGCAGCAGCCATAGTTTCTTTTTCTTTGTCTGCTTCTTTTTCTGCTTTTAGAGTAGGCATTGGGTCGGCTGCTCCTGCACTTTTTTGTTGTGGGTCACCAGTAATGTGATTAACCCCTTGTGCGAAATCTACTTTAGCGTCCGTCGGTGAAGTGATTGCTTTGTTCATCACTTGTTGTACAGTTGCCTGTAACGACTTTGCTGGTTCAGCTGGAGCGGCGTTTTTAGTTGGCAAATCTGCCACAGTTTTGTCAGCCATTGTTCTATCTCCTCAATAGTTTATAGTTGTTATTATTGCAATAATTACACCATTCCTAACGGAATGTGTCAATTACTATTTATAAAATTACAGCTTTTTAAGAAATGATTCAAAGATTTTAGCATTAACTTCTGCTATCTTTTCTCTTTTTATCTTTTCTTCAGCCTGTACTTTTAATTCTTCTACTTCTTGCTCTTTCAATATCCCATTATTCCAAACCCACTCTTTGCCTTCCATAATGCCTTCTACAAAAGCGTCTGGAGCACTTGGGTCTGCGACTATATCAGCCGCGGTTGCAAGATAAAAATCGTCTTTGACTACATTAGCACCACCTACATTTGCAAGTGTGCCCATTCCTCTACTTGAAACACCTAATTTTGCACCCTCATCAATTAAACTTTTCACTATTTTTCCATATGGGGTATCTAAAATACGTGCCTCACCTATAAAATTACTGCCTTCTGGAGTGAGAGCTTTGATCATATGCGATACTCTTTCTAAATTTACTGTTGGGCCATCAGGATGACCAAGTTCGCCAAAAGCTCTATTTTTTTGAATAAACTCTCTATTATAACGAGCTACTTCTTTTTGTAAGATTTCTTTAGGATAGATTCTTCCATTTCTATTTTTCACATCGGATTGCATGAATACACCCTTAATGGCATAATTCTTTTTGCCATTAGTTTCTTCTACAATATATTCTGCGTTTGATATTTCTTCGGTAATTAATTTCATTTGTATCTATCTCTAATTTCTCTCTAATATTTATACAAATTATTATCTGAAAACCACTAAAATCGTGTAATTATCACCATTTGCAAAATTCTTTGTGGATAGTAAAACATCACCTGTTGGTGTTGTAGCGTTATTAACTATCTCGTTACCATCTGCTCGTAAGTCCCAAAAACCTTGACCAGACAATGAAACTGCGGTAGCGTTTGTTGCGCCATCCCATATTAATTCTACAGATGATTTGCCTGATTGTGTATTTACAGACCAAAAGATTTTAGATATTTTTCTTTCCCCATCTTCGGTCATAAAAGTTGTATTGCTAGCGTCAATTTTTTGTACTAAATTTTCACCTGTACCGTCTGAAAAGTTAGTCATTTTGACAGCATACTTTACACCTGTTGTATCTGTTAATACCTGTGTTGAAACTGTATCAGCCATATTAGTGTCCTACGCCAACAGCAGTAGCACTTACAGCACCACTTGATGAAATTGTATGTTTAGCATGTTTTTCAATTGTAATTTCATCGCCAGCAGAGTGTAATAACGTTGTACCTAATGTAGTACTACCATCTTTAACCGTAATAGTATTTGTACCAGCAGTTGCAACTATTCTTACAAAGTGTGCTTTACCAATATCATTATCAGATAAAGTACCTGCAACAGCTGATCCTTTAAGTATAAATGTTCCCATTTCTATCTCCTTAAAATTGTTAATGTTTCTTTATCAAAATAATTCATTAAATCTTGTTTGCTGACACCGAATTGTTTTGCAGCGTTATTAACATTCTTTTCAAAGTTTGCAATAACGTCACCGTCTTTGTCAGCCATTCTAAACACCATATCAACAGCACGCTTCATTTTAGGCGTGAGTTTGTTATACTGCCTAGTACGTTTATAATCGTTTGCTTCAGTTATATTATCTTTTATAAAATTACTGAGCCACTTCATCACTTGACGCCTCTGGTGTTGCAGGAGTTTCAGCATTTATATCATTGCCACTAAACACATTTGCTTCTGGAGCGTCTGCGCCTTGTTGGCCTGTAAATACCGATCTTGCCACATCAGTTTTTGCGTCATCTAAAGCAGACGAAACTTTATCTGCAAGAGCATTTTTTAAATCATCTCCTGCTTGTTTGTTGTCGCCTTTTTGTAATGAATTAACAAATTTTCCTATATTCTCTTTACTCATTATTTATCTCCTAATGTCGGTTTTTCTTCTTTACCACCATCCTCTTCTTCTCTAGGACTAATGGCGTTTTGTTCTGGCGCTTGTTCAGCACCTTCTTCTTCAATTTGTTTATCAATTTCTTCTTGTTCTTGTTCATTTTGTTTTAATATTTTTGTTCTAATGTAATCATTTGAGAAATACTTACCAACATAACCTTCTAGTTGTTGAGCAAGTTGTACTCTTTCTCTCATCATTTCACTATGTTTTAATTCAGCAAAGTAACCATCTTGTAAGAAAGTATATGTAATATCTCCCATCATTGAATCCCATTCTTCAGGTGCAATAACACCTTTTAGAATTAATTGTGTCTTCAATAGATCATGGAATAACATTGTAAATTTCTTTCTTAAACGACCTACAAATTTAGTAAATTTAACTTCATCTCTACTAATTTCTGCAGCTCTACCAAGATTGAAACCTTGACCACCTTCTAATCTACTAATAGGTATGTTTAGAGAACGATATAATTTCTTTTGGAAATATTCTATATCTTGTATCTCACCTAAATTCTGACCACCTGGTAAAGTAGTAATTTCAGTTCCTCTCCCACCTTCTCTACGAGGTAACCAAAAGTCTTCTAACATACTCATATAGTTTCTGTCATCTCTTATTTCACCTGTACTTGCGTCATAAACAAGTTTATTTCTATATCTAGCCATAACATCTCTTAAATATTGTTCGGCCTTGATTTTAGGTAAGTTACCTACATCAATATAGAATATTCTTCTTTCAGGTGCTCTAGCAATTCTGTAAATAACAACAGCGTCTTCAATCATTCTTAATTGATTAACTGGTTTAATTGCTTTATGTAAATAAGATAATACTTGATTATGAGTTTGATCTACTAATCCTGATGGACAATAAGAAATAGCGTCTGTTGCTATTCTTAACCCACCTGCGTTAGATGTAGCAGTTGGGTGTATTCCTTTTTCATTGAATATATAATATTCCTGAAATTTGTTCTCAAAAGCAAATGAAGATGGCATACCATCTGTTCTTTGTTTTCTTATTTCTCTAATTTTTTTAATTTTTCTAGGATCAATATATCTTACTTCAGATATTCCTAGTCTTGGACTATCTTTATCAATGATCTTATGATAGAATAATCTACCATCTACATACCATCTTCTAAAAATGTCGTGGCCTTTTATATCAAAGTTTAATAATTTTAAAACTTCACTAAAAGACTCTCTAATTTTTTTCTTAATTGAGTCACTATACTCAATCTTACTTAAATCTACTTGTACAGATTGTTGATTTTCGTTAGATACAATTGCTTCTGATACTATATCCTCAATTGCGAGATCACACTCGGGATGGAGTGATACTTCTCTATATCTTCTAATTAAATCTAATTCGTTACGAGCAGTAACATCAAACCCACCATAAGACGCAAAGAACCCACCAGCAGGGACGGTTTGTGTGCCGTCCTCTGCTTGAGGTGGGACTATGTTTTGTCTTGGATCGGTTGAGGGACCTTTCAGTCGCTCTATCTTAAACCCAAACAGTTCAGCCATAATTTAGTTTCTCCTATTACTAATACTTATAATGGTATTAAGTAGTAGTATTTGTTTCAAAGTATTGGTATCTATGTGTGGCAGTAAAACTCTCTACGGAGTTGTTATCACCATACGATAGAGCAATATCATCCAGAGTTGTTGGAAACATTCCTCTGAATGTGTATGATTTAATCACGTTACCATTTCGGTCTAACTGATCAACAAATGCGTCAACTTGATAATCAACAGGATTTACTAATCCTTCGTTATCTGACATATTGTTAATACCGTTTAACCATCTTTCGTATGCGTTTCGGATTAAGAAGTTTGTATCATTTAAGATAGTTGTAGTCCATGTAGCAAATGATCTGTCACCTGCAACATATAACTCCCTACCTCTAAATGGTATTGCAACTTCCGTTACCGTCATACCAGGTAAAGTTGTTGATGTACATAAGAAAGACATGTTTTCAGTCTCCCCACCTACAGCAGCATAACCTGGGAAAGGCATTGTTACTCTAAACTGATTGGCACGAGCTCCACCGCCTCTTAACTTAGCTTTAAAGTCATTTATATTTGGCATGTGTTTATCCTCCTACCACTTCTTCAAATGCAACGCCTGATCTTGTTGCAACGAATTGTAATGTTATAAAGTTGATTGATCTATTTGGTTTAACAAATATATCTGCTCTAAACTCATTTCTATCAACGACAAGGTCTGGAGAGTTATTTGTTTCGTCACAAACTACTGAAAAGTCTGTAATACCTCTTCTACCTTGTACATCTCTTAGGAATGGTTCAACTATGTTTCTAAATTGAGCTCTTGTAAACTCGTCATTAAATTCAAATAGTTGAAATTTAGAAGCAGTTGATATTGCTTTCTCCAAAGTAATGAACAATCTTCTTACGTTTATTCTATCAAATGCACTCGGCGTTGATAAACCAGTTTTATCACCAAACAATAATGTTCCTTGTCCTGGCATTGTTACAACTGGATTAATTCTTGCTCTGTACAATTCATCTCTTTGTGTTTTGTTAGGGTTGTATGCAAGTTTAACCACACCTCTCATAACTCCTCTGTTGAAACCAGCAGGTGAGAACCATGAGTCTGCGACTAAATCTGTTCTTGCAGCCAATCCAGCAGTATCTCCGTTAAGAGGTACATATCTGAACACGTCATTGTATTTGTCATAAGTGTATTTGTATCCACTATCAAATACAACGTAAGATGATGATCTAATTGAATCAAAGAATGCTTTAACGTTACTAGTTTGAGTAGTAGCGTTTGTTACATTCACTACATCTGCTCTTTCAGGACTTGCAAATACAACAGCGTCTTTTCTGTTTTCTGCAATTGTGATAAGGTTATCTATGTGAGTAGCGTCACCTTTACCAGCGATGATTAAATTAACATCAACGGTATCACCATCAGCATATTTTTCATATGCAGTTTTTAATTGAGCATTTGTAACAGCAGAACCGTCAGCACCACTTACTAGTGATCTAGTAAAAGGTAGTGATAATGCTGTAAATGTAGTACCAGTTGCAGTAGAACCCCAATTTGATCCTGTTGCTACGTGGTCCATCCAATAGATGTATTGTGATTTGTTATAAATTACATCAACGTAATAGTTTGAATCACCTTGTGACGTTTTAGCGTCTGAAGCTTTAGATACGTTTGAATAAACCTCTAATACTTCACCAGCGTTACCAGTGATTGCACCGTCTTCATCTACTACGACAATGTGCATTTCATCTCCAGAACCTGATCTTGTTGATGTGTAAGTTGAAGTACCTGGAGCAACATCTACTAAATCATAGTATCTCCATCTTCTTCTTACAGCAGATCCGTTTGCTACAGCAGTATGTAGTCCGCCTGTACCTGAAGGAT